TATATGTGCAGTGCAGGCTATGAAACTATAGGTGTTGGTCGCAACATCGCTGAGTCTGGCCTTGGGCTGTCTGATGATGAAATTGAGTATTTACTAGCCAATGACATAAGGCGTGTGCGTGATGAGCTAGATGACACTTACTTTTGGTTTGCTGCTCTCAATGAGGCTCGAAAGGACGCAATGATTGATATTTGCTTTAATCTTGGTCTTACGCGATTGCGTGGCTTTGTAAAGGCGATACAAGCGATGTCCCGCGAGCAGTTTGACATAGCTGCTGATGAGTTTATGGATTCTAGGTGGAGCAAGCAGGTTGGAAACAGGGCGGTAGAAGTTACCGAAATGATTAGAACTGGAGAGTATCAGTAATGGCATTGTTTGATAGCACCATACAAACAGGCGCTCAAGCTCAACAGCTTGGCTTTGCACCTCCAACAACTGCTGCCAATTCATTCACCCCTCCCGGCGTTCCAGTTGGCTACGGTCAAATGCAGGGCCAACCACTCCTTTCAAGAAACCCCAACTACGGTGTTCCTACAGGCATTGCATCACTACTTGGTGGCACCAACCCAATGGGCGCACCGCAAGCTGGGGCGCTTTTGACCCCTCAACAAGCGATGCCTAATCAAATGGAGGGTATAAACCCTCTTACTGGGCAAGCTTTTCAGACATTTGGTGCAACCGAAGCGGCAAACATATTTACTCAAGGCAGAGTCGCTCAAGATCAAGCAGCGGCTGCGGCACAAGCCGAAATGCTCAAGCAGGCTCAAGATCAAGCTGCGGCTCAAGCTGCCGCTACGGAGGCTGCTGCACAAGCAGAAAGAGACAGAATTGCAGCAGAACAGGCTGCTGCTGCACAGGCAGAGGCTGATCGTATAGCGGCAGAGCAGGCTTCGGCAGATGCTGCGGCTGCGGAAGCTGCTGCTGCTGAGAAAGCTGCGGCAGATGCATTGGCTGCTGAAGAAGCTGCTGCTGCTGAAGAAGCAGCAAGAGCGACAGAATCGCAGAGGATTCTTGATGAGATCGCTGCTGTTCAAGAATCTGGGTCACTGCCCAATCAAGAACAAATCAACGAAGCTATTTTGAGAGAAAGTCGCGGCATGGGCGGTGAGAAAGGTGGCCCCGGCGGCGTCTTGCCATCAACTCCCTTCATGCCCGGATCGTTTGACCCAGAAAGCGGAACTTTCTTGCCAAATATTCCTGTTGCAGCGCCAGTAGCTGCTTCAGCAGCGGCTCCTGTTCCGATAGCGCCTACACCTGCTATTGATTCGCAAATAATGCAAATGGGTGCATTTAATCCAGAAATGAATATGGCAGGGATGTTTGACAACATCATGCTGCCGCCTGTCAATTTGCCTGCGCCAGATCCTTCTGTGCGACCAGTTAGCCCTAGAGCCTCTGACATTGGTCTTGGTGACAGATTGCGTGATATGGGCGGCATATTCGCTAACGCAGTTGCTCCCGGCGATGTGGGATATGAGGATGCAGTGGCAGCCGCTGCTCCAACAGGAGGAAGCCTTGCTAGTGGTGTAAAAGGTATTTTTGCCAAAGCTGCTCAAGAAAGTGAAAACAAAGCTCAAGAACTTGCCGCCGAAACAGGTATGGCTCTAAATGATGCAAGGGTAGTTGTAAGTCAAGAAAGGCAACGAGAGCTGGCTCAACAACCAGCAGCCCAAGAAAGCATTCAAAGACCAGTCCCAACACCACGGCCAGTGTCAATGCCTGTCGGTATAGACGCATTGCTTGGTGGTGGAAGAGGAGAGCCAGTAAATATTCCTCTGCCCCCGCCGCCCGTGATCACTCCTGCGGAAGCAAGAGCAGCAGCAACGCCTAAACCTTTTGTAGCTCCTGATTTGTCTGGATTGTTGCCAAAACCAAGAACTCAAAAGGTCACTAAGCCCAAAAAAGGCCGAAAGAAAAATGTTGAGTCAACGCAAAAATCTTCTAGAAAGAAGCGAGGCCGTAGGCAACGAGGTGGTCGTTAAACATGGCGCTCAGTAAGATCAAATTTGCCCCCGGTGTAAACAAAGAAGGCACAGAGTATTCTGCTGACGCAGGATGGTTTGATGCTGACAAGATACGCTTTCGCCAAGGCAGAGTTGAGAAGATTGGGGGTTGGGAAAAATACACAGATCAAAGCTTCCTTGGTGTCTGTCGGTCTTTGCACAATTGGTCATCTTTGGAGTCTATAAACTATCTGGGTGTAGGCACTAATCTAAAGTTCTATGTAGCTGAAGGCGCTGGATACAACGACATTACCCCGCTAAGACTTACTGCTGGTGCAGGTGACGCCACATTCGCCGCAACGGACGGCTCCTCGACAATTACAGTTACAGAGAGCGGTCATGGCGCAGTTGTTAATGACTTTGTTACCTTTAGTAGCGCAGCTTCTCTTGGCGGTCTAATTACAGCTGCAGTGTTAAATCAGGAGTATCAGATTACTTCTGTGCCAACGACCAGCACCTTTACGATCACAGCCAAGGACACAAACGGAACTGAAGTAGTAGCAAACTCTAGCGATACTGGTAACGGCGGTAGCTCAACTGTAGCCGCTTATCAGATCAACACAGGGTTAAATACGTTTGTTCAAGGCACAGGTTACGGCGCAGGCACTTGGAGTTCTGGTGCTTGGGGTAGTTCTAGCAGCATATCTGCGGCTGGGCAGTTGCGCTTGTTTAGTCAAGATAACTTTGGCGAAGACTTGGTGTTTAACGCTAGAGGTGGCGGTATCTATTACTGGGACGAAAGCTCAGGTACAGGTGCTAGGGCTATAGAGATTGGATCTCTTGCAGGCGCTTCAAACACACCAACTATTGCATTGCAGGTTCTTGTCTCAGACATAGACCAGCACGTTATTGCTTTTGGCTCCAACCCTATCGGGTCATCAGCTATTGATCCGTTATTCGTTAGGTTCTCTGATCAAGAGAACGCAGCAGATTGGACGCCTACAGCAACAAATACGGCTGGCGGTGTAAGAATTAACTCTGGCTCTGAGATAATAGGAGCCATACAGACTAGACAAGAAATAATTATATTTACGGATGTCAGCTTGCACTCAATGCGGTTTACAGGCGCTCCGTTTACCTTCCAGTTTTCTACGTTAAGCACCGACATCTCTATGATTTCGCCAAACGCTGCGGTCAATGCCAGAGGGTCAGTGTACTTTATGGATTCTGGCGGGTTCTATGTATACAACGGTTCTGTGCAGCCCTTGCCTTGTAGCGTCAAAGAGCATGTCTTTACCAACCTCAACAAAGGTCAGGCGTTCAAGGTGTTTGCGGCAGAGAACAATGACTTTTCTGAGGTCACATGGTTTTACCCAGTAGGTGAGAGCGACACTGAGATTACTAACTATGTGTCGTACAACTATGCTGAGAACCTTTGGTCTGTAGGCACATTGGATCGTGGCGCGTGGATTGGTTACTCTAAGAACTCCAACCCAATAGCATCAAGCGTAAACACTGGAGTTACTGACGCAAACTACCTATACAACCATGAAACTGGTTTTGACGATGACGGTCAGGCAATGACTGCATTTGTTGAGTCAGGTGATCTTGAAATAGGTGAGGGCGAGCGGTTTATGATGATCAGCAGGATCATTCCTGACTTTAGCTTCCGTGGGGCCACATCAGATGCGTCTGTTGATTTCACGATCAAAGGCAGCAACTTCCCGCTAGAAACGCCTACGACTCAAGCGACAGCTACAGTTACATCCTCAACGCAGCAATCACACATACGCACAAGAGCAAGACATGCAGTTGTTCGTATTGAGAGCAGTGGTTCTGGGTATGGCTGGAGGCTTGGAGACTTGCGGTTTGATATGCGACAGGATGGTAGGCGCTAATGGCAACAAGACAAAACCCGCTGCCTGTTCCAACACCAGAGTATCAGGCTGATAACGAAGCAATTACTCGCAGAACTATAGAGCAAGCACTGGATCAAATAGAAAACGATGTGAACCTAGCCAAGACGCAGGGCGACAAGTCTGGGTCTTTGGCTATGCGTAGGTTTCAGTTCCTGCTTATGGGTGCATCGTGACAGACGTTATCAAGGTACTGGGTCAGGCAGATGTTTCTGCAACAACAGTTACGACGCTTTACACAGTGCCAGACCTTACTCAAACAACGGTAAGCTCCTTAGTTATATGCAACAGAAGCGGCTCTGGGATCACCTTCAGGGTCAGTATTCATGTCGGAGGCGCAACAGCCGATGACAAGCAGTTTATTTTTTACGATGAAGCACTTGCAGCAACCACCACTAGGACGGTTGTAATCGGCATATGCCTTGCTCAAACAGATGTGGTGAAGGTGTATGCCAGTGCCGCCAATGTAAGTTTTAACCTATTCGGGGTGGAGACAAGTTAATGAATTATGTAAGAGGACAATTGCAGTCAGCGCCATTGCAGCCACAAGCGGAGCAGATGGCTCAGTACGGGCGTTATGGCGACAGCATGATGGTTCACATGAACCCAGCAGAGGTTCAAGGCATAGCATCTCTGACCCCCGGAGGATTGACCACAAACCCTGTTACGGGGCAGCCAGAGGCGTTTGCCTTCCTTATACCTATGCTGGCAAGCATGGCCGCTCCGGGCGCTCTCACAGCCGCTGCTGGCTCGGCGGCTTTAGGAGGCACAGCACTAGGAGGAGTCTTGGGCGCAATAGGTGCTAACAGCGCCCTAGCAGGCGCTATAGGCTCAGGTCTTGCCACGACAGCCATGACTGGTGACCTCAAGAAGGGTATTACCTCCGGTCTTATGGGTTATGGACTTGGATCTGCTTTGGGCGCAGGAAAAGATGTTGCCAGTGGTGTTTCTGAGGCAACCGCTGGGCTAGATTCTGCAAAAGATGCTTTAGCTGCTGGACAAAAAGCTGCGACAGCTCAGGCTGTTGAGGTTGGAGCAAGTGTCTTGCCTACACCAGCAACTGATACAACTTTAGCTTTACTTCAAAGCGAGGTCGGCAAAGGTACAAGCAATGTTGCTCAGGCTGGAGCAGAGTTTGCAAAAGAAAGCTTTGGTAAGCAGGTTGCAGCCCCGTTTTCTAGCGGCGATGCTTTAAAAGCTACAGCTAAAGGTCTTACAAGACCGGGAGCAATTTTGCCCATAGCTGTAGGTAGCGGTATGCGGGGCGACATAGAGATGCAAGAAGGCTATGAGCGTATGGCCCGCGATGCTGAGCTTGAGCGCCAAGCCGAGTCAGACAAAGCCTATAATCTTTTAGGCACATCTTTGGCTCAAGTAGGTCAGGACTACAACATGGACGTTTCTGGAGGTAACAGACAATACGCAGCTTATGATGGCTACAACATGGGCGGCATTGTTTCTGTAAACCCACAAGAATATCAGCGTCAACTAGGTGAAGTTCGAACACTGGGTCAAGTTCCGGTTCGTATGGACATGGGCGGCCCTACAGGCGGTTTCAATCAAAACGTAAACATACCTAATGTTAGATTTGGCTACGGCCCTGCTTCGTCTCGTCAAGCTGGCCTTAGAGGCGAAGTAGCGAAATCAGCAGAAGAGCTTGCTGAAGTTGGGTATCGGCCCGGATTTGGCCCTGAGATCAGCTACTTTAGGAAAAGATTGCCAGAAGATGACGCAACTACCACAGACACTACAACACCTCCAGTAGACGCGCCGTCTGATCCGGGTATGAGTGAAGGCATAGCGTCTATGATGTCTGAAAGTGATTACGATGATTTGATTGCTCTTGCGACAAGCAACCCTAGAGGCATGGGTAGAGCAAGCAAGAAGTATCAACAGGCTAGAAAGCAGTATGAAAGCTTAGGTCTTACTGGCGATAAGCAAAAAGATATGGGAGCTTTCCAAGCCCCTGTAAATATGGACGAATTAGCTTTTGATTACACTAAAACCTATGCGATGCAAGAGGGCGGCCCTGTTCCAAGCGCAGACCCCCTAATAGAGCAAACAATGATGGCGGTATTAGGTCGGCTTTCAGAAGATGAAGCTGAAGTTGTCATAAGCAGGTTCGTTGATGAGTACGGAACAGAAGCTTTCCAGATGCTTAGAGAGCAGGTTTTGCAAAGCGTCCAGCCAAACTCACAAACTGAGGGCGTAATCAGAGGTGAAGGCCGAGGCATGGATGACATGATTCCGGGGACAATAGGCGCACAACAGCCAGTTGCGGTATCTCCCGGCGAATACATCATTCCTGCTGACGTAGTCTCTGCTGCTGGCGATGGTGACACAGACGCAGGCGCTAAACGCTTTGATCAAATGCTTGATGAAGTAAGGATGCAAAAAACTGGCACAACCAAACAACCAGACCCCTTGGTTTCTAAAGCTGGAGGCTTAATACCCGCATGAATCAGCTATTAAACTTTGACGAGTCAAGGGTTAGAGATATATCCCGTGAGCCGAAGGTTCGTAACAAAGCCACGCCAAGGGAAATTACTCATACCATAACTATGGTTCCCCCAAACTACACAGAAACTCTGTGGCCTGACGTTAGAGAGCAGCTACTAAGGGCTATTGATAGGTCTAAAGGTCGATGGACTGAAGAAGCGTTGTTCAAGTCTATAGTTTCTGGTCATCAGCACCTCTGGCTGGCGTTTGATGCTGATCACAATATAGATGGCGTGGGGACAACTGAGCTTGTTGTTTACCCCGGAAAAAAGATGCTCACGATACAGTTTCTTGGCGGCGACAGATTTAACGATTGGGTCTGGGACATGCTTGAAAGGTTTACTGACTGGGCCAGAGACAATAACTGTGATGGAATAGAGGCTACTGCTAGGATGGGTTTCTGGAAGTGGCTCCAACAAGACGGTTTTCAGCGATCATACGTTGTATATGAGAGGAGTTTGAACGATGGGTAAAGGCAGCGGTGGTGGCGGCGTCCAACAAAGCGAAAGCGTAGTAACTCAAACTAATCTTCCTGAGTATGCCAAGCCCTTCTATGAGGAGATGCTAGGTCGTACAGTCTACGAAAGCACTCGCCCATACGAGACTTATCAGGGTCAGCGAATATCTGATTTCAACCCGTTTGAAACCACAGCAATGACGGGTATGGCCGAGATGGCTGGGGCTGGCACTCCACAGCAGATAAGGTCTGCAAGTGACATAGCCACCCAGATAGGCTTTCAGCCCACAAATATGGGTACAAACATAGCCGCTGGGTTTAATCCGCAGCAGCAGTTTTCTAATTATCAGGCTGGCACCATTGCCTCTGGCTATGCAGCCCCTACAGATACTTCACTCACACAAGGCTTTCAAGCTGGCACGTTAGCGCCAACCTATACTCCCGGCACAATACAGTCTGGTTATACCCCAGAAACAAGAACCTCAGCATTTGCACCTACTGTCTCTACGAGCGGTTACGCCGCTGGTGATATAGACCCCGGATATATAGCGCGGGAGCTAGGTCAAGACTATGCAGCAAGGGACTTGCAGTCTCAGTACACAGGGCAAGGCGACTTTGGCCCCGGATTCCAAGCAGGGACAGTTGCTGATGCTGCAACTATAGAAAGCTACATGAATCCTTATCAGCAGTTAGTGACTGATATTGAGGCTAGAGAAGCAAAGAGAGCATCAGACACGCAAGCGGCAGAAATAGGTCAACAAGCAGCCATGGCTGGCGGTCTTGGTGGCTACAGAGAAGGCATATTGCAGTCAGAAAGAGAGCGAAACTTATCGCAGCAGCTTGCAGATATACAAGCCAAAGGCGGTCAGGCTGCGTTTGCTCAAGCTCAGCAAGCGTTTGAGGCTGACAGAGCAGCAAGACTGCAAGAGGCACAGCTTGGCCTTCAAACAGGTACTCAAGCACAGCAGGCTCAACAGCAAGCGGAACAGTTGCGACAGTCTGCGTTTGGCACAACTGAGCAAGCTCGACAAGCTCAACAAAAGATGGCTATTGATTCGTTCCAAGCTGGAGAACAAGCAAGGCAACAAGCTGCTCAGTTTGGCATGTCTGCACAACAGCAAGAAGATGCAGCAAGACAAGCTCAAGAAAAGCTTCGCCAAGGTGCTTTGGGCCAGACTATGGAAGGCATGGCTCAACAAGAGCAGTTTGCTCAAAGAGCATTTGATGCTGGTCAACAAGCCAAACAGCAAGCTGCTCAGCTAGGACTTTCTGCGGCACAGCAACAAGAAGCAGCGAATCAAGCTTCTCAACGCTTCCGGTCAGAGGCGTTTGCTGAAAACCAAAGAGGTCAATTAGCTCAACAACAGGAAGCTAGAGCCGTTTTCCAAGCAAGAGAGCAAGCAAAGCAACAGGCTGCACAGCTAGGACTGTCTGCCGCTGAGACTCAAGAGCGCATAGATCAGGCTCAGAACCAAGCGGCAATGGCTGCCAGAGAGTTTAACGTCAGGTCTGCACAAGACAGGGCGCAGCTAGGGTTGGCTGGGCTACAGGCTGATCAAGCTGGCAGAGGCCAATCTTTGGATGCAGCAAGGTTACTATCATCACTTGGTGGTCAGGAACAGGCTATGGCATTTGACAGGCTTCGCAACTTGCAAGCTGCTGGTGAGATACAGCGTGGCTTGGATCAGCGTAGCCTTGATATGGGTTACCAAGACTTCTTGCGCCAGCAAGCATTCCCAAGAGAGCAGATTGGATTCTTTAGCAACATGCTCCAAGGCTTACCTGTTACCCCCGGTAGCACTATGGCGAGTTATGGCGTGCAGCCTTCGACTGGTCAGCAGCTTCTTGGCGCGGGTATTGGTGGTGTTGGTCTTTACAATGCTCTAGGCAGAGGATAATAGATGCAAAACCTAATTCAGCTAGAGGATGACGTAAAAGGTCTTCCAGATCAGGCGTTACAGCAGTTAGCTCAAAGACCTAATCCACAGTTGCCGCAGTTTCTTGTTGTAAGCGAGATTCAGCGCAGGACTGACATGCGTAAGCGTTTTGAGTCTAGACAGCCACAGCCTCAAGGTACTGTTGCTCAGCAAATAGTTGCGCCTCAGCAGCAAGGTATAGGCGCTATGGTGCCTCCGGGTCAGCAACCCATGCCTCAAAGAATGCCTATGCAGCCCCCTATGCAGCAGCCTATGCAGCAGCCTATGGCCCCACAAGGAATGTTTGAAGGTGGCGTAGTCCGTATGGCAGAAGGCAGGCAAGCCACATTCCCTATGGATCAAACCCCGCCGCAGTCATCTATTATTGGCCAGAGAATAAACAATCCATACAACATCAGGCAGTATGACCAAGGTTTTCTTGGGGAATCAGGCGAAGATTCAGGATTTGTAAGCTTTGATGACCCAATGTATGGGGTTCGTGCTGCCGACAAAGTGCTTACCACCTACGGCACAAAGCGCGGAATAAACACTATCCGTGGTCTAATCAACAGATTTGCTCCTCCCTCAGAAAACGATACAAGTAATTACGTCAACTACATATCTGGTCAGCTTGGTATAGACCCTGACGCAGAGGTTGACCTTTCAGATCCTGAGATGAGAGCAAGAATCTTGTCACCAATGGCTATGATGGAGTCTAGGTCTGAGTACAGTCCCGGTCAGATAACCGAGATGATTGAGATGGCCAATGCGCCTCGACAAGAACTAAGACCTCTTGTGCCAGAGGTTCAGTTGCCAGAAATGAACATACCTATGCCTCAGCAGCGAGAGACACGGGTAACCACTGAAGAGGTATTTGACGCTCCGATTCCACAAAGCGGCCCACAAAGCCCAGATGAGCTAATGGCCGCTACATTCGGTGACAGGCAGACCCCAGACGTTGCGCCTCAAAGCCGTCAGGGGGCCGTATCAAGGCTTCCTGAGCTAGATGGCGCACTACCTCAAACAATGCGACAACCCACTGGCAGCGAGCCGGGGGACGTTATACGGCTGGCTGAAGAGACTAAGGTTGATACGAAGGGACTTATCACTACAGACAACCGACCTGTATCAGCAATCGTTGAGGATGCTCTGAAGGCGCAGCCACAAGACAAGGTTAGGCCTCCTGCTGGTGACATATCAGCGTCTTTAGCTTTACTCCAGCAATCTGCACAAGCGATTGGAGACTCAAGCACCTCTGTGACAGAAAGGATGAACTTGTTAACCAGTCCGCAACAGATGCCCGCTGCTGATGAAGGTGATATATCAATTCTTGGTGGATTAATTACAGGAAAGCGTAAATCAGCAGAGGAGATGGCTAGAATACAAGCCGAAAAAGACTCTACTACGAAGAAAATGCTTGCGGCTCAAGCAGCCCCTGATGAGAAAGAAGCTGTTGAAGAAAAAGAACGCACTGGTTTAACCAGAAAGGCAAGAAGAGATCAGGCTAAAAGAAACAGACGAATTGCTGAGATACGTCAGAATCCAAACATTAGTCAAGAACAGCAAGATTTAGCTGAAGCAAACATTGCACTGAACGCTCAACAGGGCGTTCAACCGGACGCTCAGCCGGGCGATGACGATCAGAAAACAGTGCAAACAGCACAACAACAGGCTGATCAATACATAGCAGACGCTAGAAAAGCCCGTCAAGATGGGCTGATTACCAAAGAAGACTTAGCCAAGAAGGAGGCTTTAGGCGCTGCCCTGATACAGCTTGGTGCTGGTATCGCTAAGGGGGACTTTGCAGAAGGTCTTTCTAAGGCTGGCGTTGCTGCACAAGATGTGCGTGAGAAGGCCCGTGACAGAGCTATAAGGCAAGAATATTATCAGTCTCTTGCTCAAAAAAGCTCAACGGCAAGTTTGAGTTTAGAGCAAAAAAGAATAGTTGAAATAGCTGACAAGCTAATGGAAGGCGCTCAAGGCCCAGACGGCAAAACTCTTTACAAACAAAGCCCGGAATATATAGCTCAAAGAAATGCGCTTATACAAAGACTTGCCAGTGAACAAGGGGTTGATATGTCTTCTGTTTTTGCTAGTCCAGTTGATACAGTCACAGCGGCAGCGCAAAAAGCTACCCCCGGAGGGGTGATGTCATTTAACTCTATCCCTACCCCATAGGGTCAAAGTAATGGATGTACAACTTCCCAACGGTCTTATTATTAGCGATGTCCCAGATGATATTGGGAAAAAAGAGCTTGCTCAAAAACTAATAGGCGGCAATGTAATAACAGCCGATGAGCTAGGCTTTGATCCATTTGAGGATGAAAGAACTGTATCAGGTCAAGCCTTTGAGACTGCCAAAGGAATAGGTCGTGGCTTTGCCAATGCATTCTTGTCTGCTGGTGAGGGCTTAGCAGAGCTTGCTGATGCTGGCACTAACGCAGTAGGCCTTGAGGACTTAATAGATAGCGGCGATGAGAACGACCTAGTTCTTGCTGCTAGAGAAGGCCGTGCAGCGATTGACGAAGCGATGGGCGCTGATCTTGCTTACAGAGATCAATGGCTCACTAAGTTTGGCGAAGGTGTTGGTTCGTTTGCCTCATTCTTTACCCCTGCTGGAGCAATAAAGCTTGCAGGTATGGCAGGTAAAGGCATATCAGCAGCAAAAGCAGCAAAGGTTGCTGAGATTGGCGCTACCGGGGCTTTGGCTGTGGGTACGGGTGCTGGTGATCAAGCTCAAAGAATACAAGCGGCCCGTGACTCAGGGTTAGATGTCTCGCAAGACGAAGAAGACTTATCTGTTTTGCTTGGTGGCGGTGTTGGTTTGTCTGAGCTTATTGTTCCTCAAAGACTTCTTAATAGACTTAAGGGTTTGGAATCTGCTGGAAAACTACCATCTGGAATAAAAGAAAGGCTTGGATCTGCCTTACGCTCAGGCAGCACTGAGGGTATACAGGAAGTTGCTGCAAGCATAGCCCAAGACGCCATTGAGCAAGGTCAATACAATGAAGCCTTAGAGATAGGCGGCGGCAACCTGATGGATGACTTTACCATTGGCGGTGCTGTCGGTGCGGGTGCAGACCTTGTGCTCAACGCTGTGGCTGGTAGGCGCAACAAAGGAGCCTTTAAGGCCGCAGAAGAGGCTGAAGGCAAGCTTAGAGAGGACTTGCAGGATGCTCAAGATATTAGGCAGAGGGCGCTTGCTGGCGATCTAGCAGCACAAGCAGAAATAGACGCTCAAGCAGCCGCTGACCGTCAAGCTGCAAATGAAGCTCGTAGGGCTGCTGGTGAGGCACCAATAGACCCATCTCAGATAGCCCCTCCTACAGGCAGGGCGCTCACATCTAAGCTTAAAACGCCATCAAGAATAATCACGTTGACTGCCCCCAATGGCGAGTCATTTCAAGCAGAAGAGAAGTTTAGAGTAAGGGACAAAGGCAAGCCGACAGAGACTGTCACAGCCTACGTTGAAGCCCCCGGAGGCGGCGAGATTGTTACATCTGTGAATGGACAGCCACAACTGTCTGGATTCCAAATTACTACAGTTGCACAGCCTACTGAGGGCATACAGCGCAGATATCCCAAGCAACCAATGCTTGCATATGCACAATCAATTCGCCAAACAATGGGCGACAACTTCCCATCAGCCGACAATACGTTCACTGTTAAGTTGCCAGAAGACTTTGGCGGTGAGGGTGTCAGCACTACCCAGCTTGATCCCGAAGGTGTGCCAGTCTTCACCGTAGAAGATAGCAACGGGCAGCAATACGGTGTGCCTTTACAGAACTCCGAAGATGCATTTGCTCTTGCTGGGTTCCTTAACGATGAAATGATTAATGACAACGTGTTCTCTGCTGGTGACGCAGTAATTACATCATCGCCAGAATCATACGATGCCGATCAAGAATCCTCGTTGCAGTCCTACAACTTTGCTGCAAACCATCCTGACTCAAACACATATAGCTCAGTTGCCGTAGACAGCGCAGCCGAGACAACGCAAGACCGTGGTTTTGATGAAACAGCCGACGTTAATGTGTTGATGCAAGACAGGGTTGGCCCAAGCAAAATGACCGCATCTCAGCGCATAAACGCCAAGCGTCTGCGTCAAGGTCTGCCAGTAACAAATACGTTTACCATTCAAGAAGTCAGAAGCGTCCTTAAAGAAGACCAGCTATACAATCTTAGCGATACACGGGTAAATGGTTTACCTGAGACTGAAACGTATAGGGCTGGGTTAAGCGCAAACAACAACCCAGTCGTAAGAAGCAGTGCTGGTGAGATCCTGCAAGGCAGGCCGCTGACTACCCTAGAAAAAGACGATGCAATCAAAGCAAACCCTAAGAAGAAGCCGCCTAAGCTTGTTAAGTTTAAGACAGAGGCCGACGCTAGAGTTTATGCAAACCAACTCAACAACCGCACAGGTAAGGCTGCTGTTGAGAAAGGTGTCATGCGTAATGTTGACGCTAACTTCCAAGAGATGGAGCAGCTTCTCAAAGCTAAAAACATCACATCAAAGGTTGGATCTCCTGAGGTCAAGTACCTTGCGAGCAGAATACTAGGCAAAAAGACCATCAAGTCGGTAAATGATTTGTCATTGGCTGAGTCTAGGTTGTTGTACCAAAAGCTCAGATCACTGCCACGCTTCGACAAGCCCACAAAGCTTCCCACCTTCAAGCTGCCCAAGTACACAGGCGCTCAGTTCCGTGCAGCATCAAAGACGTTGCAACAAACTCCTGACGCAGGCGAGGTCGTTCTTGCTAATGCCACTGGCATCAACCCAACAACGCAGCAAGGCGCTGCTGCCCTAAGCGATCTAAGAGCAGATCTAGCCAAGCAAGATGTGCAGGCTGCTCCAGTTGTTGAGGCAGAGCCTGTTGTAGAGCAAGAAACCGAAGTCTTAGCCTTGCCTGCGCCCTCAGTCAACGTAGACAGATTACGCAGAGCCATAAATAGGGTAATGAAAGGTTTTGGGCTAAGTGATGTAGGGCTAAGCCTTGATTACGCCTTAAGGACAGCAGCAAAAGACGCTAACGGCAATCTTGTTTATGGAGTAAGACGCAGACAAGCTGGAGATGCCGATGCAATGGTCATTGGTGGCGAAGCAGCTAGACAGAGAGATCCTAGAACTCAGTTTGTAAGGGATGATGAAATTGACCCAGAGGGCTTGGCCGAGGGTTATTACGATAGCGGCTTGAACACTATTTTCTTGTCAATAGACAGCGTCATGTCAGATCCGTCTATGACTGAGGCTCAAGTAGAGGCTGCATTGCTAGAAATACTGGATCACGAAATGATCCACGCTATGCGTAACCTTGACCTGTTCACGAACAAAGAGTGGAGCCTTCTTTCTGGTGCAGCAAGCAGAAAAATACACCCAACAGTGCGAGACAAAGAAGGCAACCCTCAAACATTCTTGAGGTGGGCAGAAAGCACTTATGCTGGATTTTCCAAGGTTGCAATAGCAGAGGAGTCCGTTGCTGAGTTAGTAAGAAGAACAAAAGAAGACCCCAAACTTCTTCAAGGCAAGCCTAAGTCATTAGTTGAGCGAGTAGTTAGATTTCTTAGAAATATGGTTTCAGCCCTTAAAGGTGAAAAATTTAATACCTTTAGTGAAGTATTTGAGGCAATAGGGTCTGGAGAAATTGGCGCTAGGCAACGCGATCAAATACGAACACTTACTCAGACAGAAAAGAAAGCGTCTAGAGATTTGCAGGCTGAAATAAACAAGCTGCGAAGCCAAGGTGTTGTTGTTACGACAGGCGAAGATGCAGAGCGTGACATACCTGCTAGTTCTGGGCAATCTGTGCCTGACTTCAGCAGAAGGGCTGTAGGCGCTCCAGACACTGCGTTAAAAGAAGAAGTTGCTAATGCTTATGCAAAGCTTCAAACAGGAGAGTTCACTAGAGAACAGTATGACTCAGTTGTTTTGGGCACTATTCAGCCTTACGACTTTGTTCCAGAGCCAGCTACTACAGATGAGATGTTTGAGGCTTTAGCCGTTCAAAGCCAAAAAGACAAAATAAATGCAGAGGTTCCCGATGGATCTCGCGTTGGCCTTAGATTAGATATAAACGCATACAAAAACTTTGGCACTTGGGTGCCAACAATTCACGATCAGAAAGGTAAGTCGATATCTCACATGGCTACAGCATCAATAAAAAATGCTGACTTCACCATGCTTAGAGAAAGGACGGGGAAAGATCCTAAAAACCTTCAAGAAGACGCTCGTTCCGTTATGGAAGGCAAAAACAAGTTTCCGTTTGCTCAAATCATGGGCGACTTTGTAAACAGAAGCCCCGAAGAAACGGCAAACCTAGCAGAATCGTTTATAAATTCTCCTGATTGGATTCAAGTAGGGTTTGATCCCAGAAGGCATTCGTATTTCTACGATAGGTCAACTGGTGAGCCTGTAACTTTTGCTGATGAAGTAATACAGGTTGGCCCTCTAGTATTAGCCAAGAATGCTTTGAAAAGCATATCGCCGACTGGTGAGCAGTTTGAAACTTTGTATTCTCGCAGAGCGCCAGAGCAAGGGGGTATACAGGGCAACGTCAGCACAAGGTATCCAACGGCAGCAAGGCGCACAGAAGACCCTCTTGATGATTTGCTGGTCAATGATTATCAAACCTTTGTGAACGATAAGACCGTGTTCAACAAGAACATGGAGCTAATCAAAGACTCCAAGCTTTATCCGATACTTCAAAAAGCAGCCAACCTGCGAACTAATGAGCAGAAAGCCGAAGCGTTTGTCGAAGCAGTCAAGAACAACCTGTTGAATCTCTTTGACAGGGTTCCAGCGGAGACTAGGGAAAACTCTAAGCTTTGGTACAAGGGTGCTAACGCCTTAGTCGGGCGCTTTGCAGAACGGCACGGCATATCTATGGAGCAGGCATCTGCTGTTGCAGCTAATTTGTCGCCGCAAAAAGACTGGTATCAAAACGCATCGCTGGCTGAGCGCACAATAGACATTTATTTTGATCACGCAAATCAACCATTCACTCAAGCAATGAAAGACCGAGCGGAAGAATTATTCTTTCACAAAGGGATAAGCGCGGAAGCTCAAGCAGAAAACAGAGTAAGACTTGAGTTGATTGGATCAAACACTTTGAGCGAAATTTTGCGTAAGTTTAACGAGCCGGGGCTTGGCGACACGTTAGCTGCCATGTGGATAAGGACGTTTGACCAGACTTACCACGATCCTAGCTACAGAATTGTTTCGCCTGACGGCAGACTGCTGGATTACGCAAAAAACGCTGACGGCAGCAACTCCAAGGTTGCTTGGGGTTCGTTAGTAGAAATAGCAAAGGGTGTTCGCGCCCTACAAAATCCAGACATTGACGCCATATCCGAATCACTAGGAAGCGCCAACAAAGTTAGAAACTTCTATAACAACATATTTGACCCAGACTCAGACTTGGGCTTTGTCACTATAGATACTCACGCTGTTGCTGCTGGATTACTCAAGCCTTTGGGTGGCAGTGCGTTTGAGGTGTCTCATAACTTTGGCACAAAAGGTTCGTCATCCAAGATTACTGGCCTGAACGGCGTGTATTCCCTGTATGAGGAAGGATATCGTCGTGCTGCTAATGAGCGTGGCGTGTTGCCCAGAGAGATGCAGTCTATTACATGGGAGGCTGTCAGAGGTTTATTCCGACCAGAGTACAAGTCCCAACAGAGTAATGTGGACGTTGTAGACAATATATGGAAACAGTACAATAAGAAACTAATAACCTTGGATCAGGCAAGAGAGGCTGTTTATGAACACGCGCAAGACATCAACCCGCCAGATTGGGAGCGATCCAGTGGAGGGATACCTGAAGGCGATGAAGCGGCCACTTACGAGAAAAAACTACCTGATAGCGGCGTATCCAGACCGAGATCCGAGTCAGCCACTGGGCGCGGAAGAGGAAGCAATGCTGCCAGACCGATACCGGATGAAGACGTAGGTCTGCCATTTGACTTGCTTGATAAATACAAGCGTAAGAAAGTAATTGGTCAAAGCGAAGTTGATCGTGTTGTACAAGACAACTTAGAGGTCGCTGAAAACCGATCAGTAGGTGTTATACCGCCTTTTAATCCTGCCGCAGATCCATATGCACAAGCAGTTGCCGCTGACCCAGACAAAGGGCAAAGGCTTTCTCCTAGTGAAGAAGTCATGTTCTCTAGGGCAAACACTCCAGAAATAAGTCCTGCGGCACAATCTGCGCTAGATGGTGTAGTTGCCGAGTTGCCGACCAGCACTCCCGGTCAAACAATGCTAAACGTCCTTGATCAAGGGCCAATTGGAAAATCTTTAACTGCATCTAAACAAAAAGCCGTTAATAGATATGCTCAGTTAGAAAACTATAAGGGTGTTTCTGGCAACATGCTTGCTGACTCTTCTGCTTTGTCAGCAGCATTGTTTGCTGATCGTTCAACTGCAGTGACAGCCGCCGCGCTCAAGTACGGCGTTCCTGTTTACACAGGCGGTCTTACAACAATTGCTGACTTTGAACACACAAACAGCAGAGGAGAGACTAAAAAGTTTCGCGGGTTAATAGAGCTTATGGCTATGCTCTACACAAAAGAGCATGGGTCTTTAGAACAAATAGCTCAGGCTTACTCAATAGCTAGGCGATCTGAAAGATTGCGAGCAAGGGGCATTGAAGTACCCGGAACCCCAGCACAGCATGCGGAGAACATAAAAACAGCAGAGTCATTTTTAGATAAAGACGGCAACTCAATCATTAAAGACTGGTACGACGCTTGGCAGGATTACAATGGGCATACCGTTCAGTTCTTAAAAGACACAGGGATTTTAGACGCTGAAACCGCCCAGTTATGGCAAGACCAATCTGATTATGTACCGTTTTACCGACAAGTCGAAGGGTCAGATGTTCCAAACGCGCCAAATGTATTTGGTGGATTAACTGCAAGTCAGGATCTTAAGGCGATTAAAGGAAGCACCAAAGAAATAAACGTGCCTCTTTTAGAAGCAATAGCAATGAACCTCAACGCCGCCATAAGCATGGGCATGAAGAATGTTGCTCAGCAGCGAATAGTCAGAGACATGAGAAATCTTGGCCTTGCAAGAGAGGTCAAGCCGGGACAAAGAACCACTGGCGAAGCTGTAGTTACTTTTAAGGTTGGCGGTGATCGTCGTAAATTCATAATAGATGACCCGTTAATATATGAGTCGTTGACCATTGCCCCGGCTGGTTCTGTTGAAATGCTCATCACTGAGTATGCTGGTATTCCCGCTCGTTTCTTGAGAGAAATGGTTACCAGAGAACCCGGATTTATCATAGCCAATATGATCAGGGACTCTCTATCTGCGTTTGTAACGTCAGGATCTAGCTTTACGCCAATGGTAGACACTTTTCTTGGCTTTGCTGATGGGATGGAAAAACTTGAGCGCAGCGGTGTCGTTGGTGGGTACGACTACAAGAATGATCCAGATAACATTGGGAAGTTTGCACAAAAAATTCTTAGAGACACAAATCAAGTTACTGACAATCGAAACTTTGTAATCAAGTACGGGACAAAGCTTTGGGATGGTCTTGGGTCTTTAACTACCAAGTCTGATGCAGCAACAAGAAATGCTGTATACAACGATGTATTAGCTCGCACAGGCAACGAAGCCGAGGCTCACTTCCAAGCTATGGAGGTTTTGAACTTTGGTCGAAGAGGTAGCAGCCCGATAGTAAGAACAGCAGCATCAACAATCCCGTTTTTGAACGCTAGAATACAAGGCTTGGATGTTTTATACAGAGGCCTTACAGGTAAGAGCAGTGCAAATAGGGAGTTTTCTAGAGGACAGGCTGCTGCAAGTGCGTTTGCAAGAGGAGGTTTGCTTGTAGGGGCTACAGCCCTTTATTACGGGTTATTTAGTGATGACGAACAATACAAGAATCAGACAGAAGAAATAAAAGATAACTTCTGGATATTCCCAACATCATCAGGCGTACCAGTTCGGATCCCAATCCCGTTTGAGGTTGGTTTGTTGTTTAAGACACTGCCTGAGCGAATAATTGACTCATACAACGGCGGCACTACAGCCAGAGAAGCTCAGCAGTCTGCTTTACGAGCGGTTGTTGGGACTCTTGGTTTTACGCCTATTCCTCAAGCGGCGGCTCCTCTTCTTGAAGTAGTTATGAATCACGACCTTTACACAGGCAGACCAGTTATTCCTGTGTACGTTGAGTCAAGCAATGAACCTCAATTTCAAGAGCTTTCATCAACTACTGAGTTTGCAAAAAGACTTGCTACAATCACCGGAACAAGCCCAATAAATATTGATCACTTAATGCGTGGATATGGAGGGACTATTGGGTCTTACGCCATAACACTAATGGATGTAGCGTTAAGATCGAACAGTATACTTGGTGTCCCTGTTCAAGGAGACAATCGAAATCTACTGGCTGGAACGGATCTGACTCAAAAACCTGTGATAAGACGTTTCTTTGGTTCAGAGTTTGGCGGTGGGTATAAAGAAGACTTTTACGAACTATATGACTTTGTAAAAAGAACAGAGGCTACAGCCAAAAAACTACAAGAAGATGGTCGCATGGACGAGCTTCAAGCATTCCTTATTGGTCGAAGGCAGTTCATTGGTGCTAAAGAAGCTTTGCAGGATACGGCAAATGCTCTTGCTAAGCTCAGAAAAGAAAGAAGAGATATTCTAAAAGCCGACCTAACAGCAGAGCAAAAGCAAGAGTACATGAGGATGGTTAATTTGCAGGAGCAATATTACTTACAGGTTGTTCCATCAATAAAAAGACATCTCAAACTGCCAACAGCTACTGAGAGCATAGCAAATAGACTATCGTCGCTTCTGTAGCTTGTTTAGCTTGTCTGTTTTGGTGTGCAGTTTCTGACCTGCTCGGACATTTGCTCGGACAGTAAAGGTTTTGCTAAGCCGATTATCTTCGTCTGTGATCTTTCCAAACGGCACATTTTCGATCTTGCCGCCGCGAGCTAAGAATTCTTCTACGGTTTCTTTGTCATTCATCGCTTCATCTTTGGCTTAGAGCCGTGCAGCCCTTTGTTGCTGTAGCTATAGAACTCATCTTTCACGCCAATCTGATTATCAACATTGCCAGATATGGTTCTAGTCCTGCCATATGGTATTGACCTGACCTTCCCACCGCGAGCTAAAAATTCTTCTACGGTTTCCTTCCTTCTCACACCTACTCCCCTAGATACTTGTACCATTTGCTACCATTCTTAACGTCAATCAGCATATAACGCTGACGCACGTTGTATACCGTCTGCACAGGCACTTCAGATTCTTTTGAGATAAGACGCGCTGGCATATTCATTTCATGGAGAGACAGTATCTGCATGATCTGAGAGTCCGTCACTGGTGGTCGCCTGTCAGCGATAACCCGCTCTCTTGGCGGCTTAGGTTTTTTTGCATAAGCCTCTTGCGATCTGATTGCTGCTAGTAGTTTACTCATCTGTGGATGTTCTCCCGTTGTTAAGCAAATCAATCGATTGGCGATGCTTTGCCCAAAACACATCATCGTTAATGTAAAAGTCTTCAGCCAACTCTATTAGCTCAAAACGTAAGCTTGAGTATTTTTCCTTCAAGTGTTCTTTAACCTCAATAGCCATGCTTTTGTCGCTATAAGCCCCATCCATAAAATGGGTTCCCACAAATTTGATAGCCCACCTGCATCTGTCTTTACTCACCAGATTACCTCGTTGTTTTAATTCACCACACATTTGCATATCAAGTGCGGCCCGTACTGCCGACAAACTTTCATAACTTTGAATCCTGCCGATCTTTCTGGGCAACTCACCTGATCAGGCCCAAGCTGATCCCAATAAGTATGGGCTGTAGTTTGGCAACCTGTTAACAGAAACAGGGATATCAAAGAGCTTAGGTACATCTTGCGCCCAAAAATCAACATTTATTCTCCTGTTGCGTAAGCCCCGCCTTTGGCTCCACCGGACGGGAACGGTTATGGAGGGAGTGATGAATCCCCTGAGCCAATTCAAATTCAGTTGTGGCAGATGACCCGATTGGTGGTGACTCGGCAAAGCTAGTAAGCCGCTGCGATCCACACTTCATCGGGCCTCTTTGTATTGTGGGAGATTCTCAACCCATGTTGGAGAGACTGACGCTGCCACCCACCTGCCTTTTTCTCGCAGTTAAACCTCTTTGAATCTGTCAATATCGTAGTACACCACTGGCTCCATGTCTTGGTTGTCACCGCGATCAACGCGCCCACCAAAACCGACACTGTTTGGCTTTTCTTTGAAGTTAATCCACCCAGCCTGATCTTTCCATTTCACAATCAATATACAAGAAAGCCCAGTTGCATCAGTCAAAGCCTTAGCCGCTATAACCTTGGACGCCGATATCATGTAGGTTTCGTAGACATCCTTCTTCACCTTTCGGCACTTGATTTCAGCAAACAAAACAATATCTGGCCCTCGCCTAAAGCTAATGTCTATCGGGTACTTTGGTGGATTCCTTACCCATTGCATCCTGTGATTGGTGGCAAACACATCAGCAACATGCGATTCGTACTTGATGTCCTCATCGGTTTCGTATGTAGGCCTCATCTTGGTGTTGGGATCTTGAATCCCATTTCCGCTGCGGTATTTATAAGGTTATCTATTAACCGTGCATATGTTATTACGCTGGTTTCACCGCTACGCTTCACAGCCCTGCGTCTAGGCCCAAACCTAGTCTGAACCTCCTCGCTACCGAAAGTTATGCATAGCATCTCTTCATGCATCTCATCGGGTGTCATGCCGCAGTGATCCGCAAAGCTGTTACACCATTTGCGGTAATAGCTTTCTTGATTCCTGCTTCTGCTCTTCTGCACAGGCTTTAGTTCAATCACCAAGCCCTTCTTGCATTTCAAGAACAACTCCATGATCTCAGTGCTGCGGTTGGGAACTAGGGCGCATATCGGCCCCAGTATCTCCCCAACACCAGCGCCCTTGATATCAAGACGCATCTTCTTCCGCTAACGGCTCGCCTTTAGGCTTTTCAATTACATCAAGTTCGATTGTTGCGGTATTTGACGGGTCAGCATGGTCGTCTTCGCTAACCAAGAACCCTTCATCGTCTACCACGGGCGCTATGACATCCTTGTGCGCTTCCACGAGCTTGTCTATTACCTCTTCAACACGATCCAAGGCTTCAGCCAGATCCTCAGCGTTACTTTCACGAATCATAGTCTCGCTAAGGTGCAGCAGTGCCGCCCTGTAGTTGGGGTGCCAGCTTTTAGACCTCCATTCCTTGCCTATAAACTTCTGCACCATCCAGTTCAAAGGATCTGAGGTGATCCTAGTGTCTTCATCAATCTTTACCACTATCGGCATCACTTACTCCCTAAAACGGTATGTCTTCATCAGCGTCGAAAGCATCCTGCGGTGGCGTTGGCGCTTCCTCTACAGGCTTTTTGTACACTTCAGTGGATAAGTACTTGTACTCAGCACCAGTCTGCTTGGCAACGCGGTTCCACATGCCTACGTCGATCTTCATCTTAAAATTAGGGTCAGGGTTAGCCTGATTCTCCTTAGCCATTTCCAGAAGAACCTTTAACTGTTCTCGCGACACATAGATGTGACCACGGTAGTCTGGGTGCTTCTCGTTCTTTTTGTCGTGTTGCCACAACCCGCCTTCGCCCTTTGGATAACTAGTCATTAGCTTTGTCCTTGTTGTTGAATTCGTCTTGCTTGGCCTTCATTGCCGCTGCAAGTCTGCTATAAGATTCTGGGAACTTAGCCTGTATGTGATCGACAGCTTTCTTGTTTGCCTCCCACATGCTTCGTAATCCCTTCTTCGTTTCCACCATGCCCTCAACCGTTGAGATCATCATGTCTACCCATACATCGGCACCTTCAGTGTCAAAGCTGAGATAAAACTCCTCTTCCTCACCGTCAGCCTCTGGCTCTGGATCTGGTTTTTTTGCCGCTGGCTTTTTAGCTGGTGGCTTTTCTTCCACAGCTTCTTCAGTGACATCGTCCCAAGTATCTTCTGGCTGCACCTGCCCTTGGAATATGTGAAAGCCTAGTCCAAACATAGCGATGGTCTTAACTAAGCAGCGCATCTTTGTGTCGCTCACATCACGGGCGCTTGGATTGGCAATCGCTTGATTCTTGTAGTTCATCACAGGCAACCACATATGACGGGCGTGGCCTTCGATAGCCACTGTGCAGTGAATAGTTTGCGAGCCGTCACTGTGCATCTCTATCTCACCAAACTCAAAATGAGCGGTGGGGTAATGATTCATCAACAGACGCCAAGCCTCGTTCCAAGGCAGATAGGTTAGCCCGTTCTTTTTCTTTGCGGCATCTCCGCACTTAACTGGGTAAAGGGTTTCCCAGATATCGCCTAGCGATACGTTAGTTTCCATATTGCACTCCTGCTATGGGTTAGTTTTGAGAACTGAATGGGTCTTTTTTGAACCCTGTAAATTGATTTCGGTAATACTTCTTAGGCACGTTGTAAAATTCTTCTAGCGCAGCCTCAACCAGCATTGCTATCTCAATCGGCTCTAGCTTGTAAAACTGCGCCATAGGGAACCCAGTAATAAATCCTTTGCCCCAAGTAAACGCAGCCTGACCATTGTTTGTAGACATCTTCAGTGCTGGGATTTGCACAATCTGGAACACTGCAACCATCTTTTCATAGGTTTCTTTATCAGTTCCGATCATCGTCTACCTCCACCACGTTGGGCTTTTGATGCAAGAATGTCTCGCACCAATGCATAATTTCATACACAGCCTCAGTCACTAGTTCTGGCTCAATCGGCTCTATGAAGGCAGACAACGTGCCAGCCTCAGAGTCGTAACTGAACTTGAGTGTCAATTCACCATTGCTTGTTTTCACATCAAGACTCCAATTTATTTTGATCACAAAACCTCGCCACTCGGCACCAATCCTGAGCGCACCTAGTTGATTCACCAATCCGCTCTTCGATCAAATGATCTTTACCTAGTGACTCCATGTAGGAATCAGCTTCTTCTCGCGTCGAGAGAACGCGCACAGCACGCTTACGGCCCTTTTTGTTAACAGCATAGGTCGTTGGCTTCTCCCAACGCTCCGCGCTTGTGCAGGGCGGTAGCACGCCTCCGGTCATACGATCAAACTCAGCCTGTTGATGCAGCAGCACCCGATCTAGGATGTACTGCTCTGTATCTTTGACACTCCACATCGGTATATCTACCAAGTGGATTGGTGAGTCTGGGTAATCAGCTTCCATCTGAGCCTTACGCCGCTGCCAATCACGCAGGATTGCAATGATCCTTAGCCCTTTGACTGGTAAATCTTTAGCAGACCTAACCAACCAAGCGTATGCATTGAGTTGATTGTGCCATTCAGTCTTGTCATGGATCACAGACCAGACAGACGTTACCTTGTAGTCGCTGACCAGCACGCCATCGTCGTGCAGTTCCTGCAAGTCTATCGCTCCACTAATCGTCCAACCCTCCACCTCAGCATACAGCCTTTCCTCCGATACCACGCCCACAGCAGTGGTGTCCTCAACAGCCTTTTCAAACATGCCGTGGACACTGGTGCCGAACCGTGACCATAGGAAATCAACCACATCCTGAGACATCTCATCGTGATGCTCGCGTTGCAAGATAGCCACCTGTGGGCTGTCAATCAACTGGGTCACTGACCTGTTGGACTTGCCCTTGGTGTAATCATCCTGCGTGAGAGCGTCTACGACGATCTGCGGAAGGTTGAACTGATTAGTGATCTTCACTCGTAGGAATACATAGCAATTCTTGAGTATCCACCCCTCTCTTTCTTGCAGTTTTTCATTGTGTAATGAACCGCCTTACCTTCCGGTAGGGCTTTACGAAACTGACCAAGATAGTTGTGAACGCATTTTACTACGTTAGCTTTACCCATTCCTTC